AAGGAAGCACAGTTCATCTCTTAGTAGTGTAGCGGCTGAGCGCTCCTCTGTTAGTTTTTCAAAGTCTGTTTTCGGCATACTTTTATTATATTAGAGTTCCTTTAACGTATCTATAATTATCTCACACACACCATCAATAAGCTCTTGTGGTTGCCCATCCAAATATGCAATCAAATTCTCCTGGAGATTTTCGCTAATGTTTCTCAACTCTTCTGGCATACTGTTATTATAGGCTAGTTCCTTTACCAGCGATCCATTATGTACATCACGACGAAGAAGATAGTCAGTAGTACGAGACAGCTGAACACTATGCCTTCGAAGAACTCTCGATCGTGCTTGTTCATCACATGTCGATTTTTCCCTTTAAAATCGACCTATGCTCATCACAGGTCGATCGGATCAACCTATCGCACTGCATCCTTTACAGATCGATCCAGCATATACGTACCGTCCTCATCCTCAACTAGCTTTCGAATGTTTCTCTCCGCGTCGCCATCCATATAAGCATCATTGATAGCATGCACAACCATACGCTTAGCGTTATCGAAAGTCAATTCGAGTTGTAGCTTCGAGTGATTCTCTGGTGGCATGTCTCTGAGTATGTCAGCTGTGACGTTATTAATAACGCTAGTGAGTTTATCTAAATCTGATTGCATACTGTAATTATAAGATAGTTCCTTATTGATTCCGTAATACAAAGGAGGCCAGGACATTGTCAAGTATTAAAAACTATTTGACGATTGGAATTATTCTGAATGGTTAAACTGTGCATGAAACTCTGATATCTGTCTCTTCAGATCCTCAGTGAATGGCCAGTTACCTATATCAGATAATCGAACTTTAGCCGGCATTGAGTATTTGATGTAGTCTTCAGCACCGAACTCACTAACGATTCTAGTTATCTTTTCAACGGTAACTCTACCTTCATCCAGGTATTTAACCCTATGATCGGTACCTAATCCGTCGTTTAATAGTATTTCTCGTTGCATTTCTCCGCTCATTCCTGTATTTAACTTATATTCTTGTATTTTCAAGTTTCTACCTCTACAAGGATACTGGTTTGTTCATACAGAACTCTTTGATTTGTAAGGGATTGGGCAGTTATTTAGCATTCAGACTTACCCAGGTCTCTTTACTGCAGACTCTCCCTTTTGGGAAGATTCCGTAAGTTTTTTCTTAGAAACTAGTTTATTTTTGTGATTTCTCCACTTTTCTGCTGCTTTAATCTCTGCTGTCATGCATTTATTATTATATTCGCATGTTACTGGAAACTCACACGTCTTTATTATACAGCTCTTCATACAGCTTATCACATTCTTCTAGCTGAGCATCTACCCAATCAAACTCTTCTTTAGTAATGATATCATCTCTTTCTACTCCTAGCTCCCTCTCCATCTCCTCAATCTTTTTCATCTTCTCCTGCCACTCTGCCCACCATTGCTCATCATTAGTATCTGCTTTGATCTTCTGCTCTAGTTCTGATAGGAATTTCTCCTCCTTCTCTATATTAATCTCGATAGGCTCCTCCTTCTTATCCTCTCCGTTCATGATAAAATGATTATATGCTTCTTCTAATGATACTTTATTATCTATTGCGTAGTCTATGACGTGCTTAGGATACTTATCCATTTTTCTTAAGAAGGAGGTTAGGATTAAGATCGTAGACCCACTTGTTTCGGATTTTTTGCCGTGCCCCTCCGAGGTTTTTTACTACACGATAGACATGTCTGTTCATCCTATCAGTATAACTATCCCAGTTCCAGTATACAGTTGGCTTCTCCTTCGCGTATGCTCTACTAAGGAAATCTTTATCTCCTCTTCCTAGATGAGCTTTTACGTCTGTGATCTTAAACGTTCCGCCTCTCACAAAAGCTAGCCGCTTAAGCTCGTGTCCTAGATACTGGTCAAATTTACTCTCTTGCATACTATTATTATATGTTAGTTCCTTAATTACCGTGCTCTTCGTAGTCTTTCATATGATCAACCCACTCAGCACTGGTCCAAGTACAACTCTCTGTTGCTTCACTTGTTTTTTGCCAATATTTAGGGTCGATAGGCTCACTTTGTACTATTGCAATGATTCTGTTAATCAATGCTTCCCTCGCCTGCTCTGATCCAAGATTAATATCTTCGTAATCTTGAAGAGCTGCGTTCAATCTATTCCTGATGTTAGTGTGAGTGTTCTTCATTGAGTAATGCTTTAATTGACTTGGCTATATATTGCTTCTTCTTCTCTTCTGCTTTCTTATTGATCAAGTCGACAAACTCCTTCTCCGTGATGCAGCTAAGCATCTTTCTTTTCTTATACTCTTCATGTACCTCTAGTGCCCTCACATGATTAACTGGACCAATGTGACACAAAGGATTAAACTTTGAATCAAAAACTTCTACGAAATATTGTTGTTCTTCTGGCATGCTTTAATTATATTGTAGTTCCTTCTTTTAAACTCTATAAACTTATTCTCTACTTCCTCTAGGAGATCACAAATGGGATCAGTAATCTTAATAATGATTGCTTTAAGTTCATCTATTAGTTCAAACTTAAAGCTTCTCATGAACGCATATTCAAACTCTATAAACTCGTTCTCAACCTCCTCTAGGACTTCTCCTATTGGATTGATAATCTCAATAAGATCTAATTGTAATTCTTCTATCTGCTCTAACATATTATCCTATAGATCTGCTTACTCCTGGTACATTCTCTACGTTGCGTGAGTAGATATCATCGTCTCCCTTATTCTCCCGGTCGTAATCTACCTTCTTCTGCCAGCCTACCGGAAGGCAGATCCACTTAACTTCATCTACCTGGACGATATCTCCTACTGAGAGGGAACGAAGCTTCTTTGACCTATAATCAGTCGCGATAAAATACTCATAATCACCCTTAATAAACTCTAAAGGAGCATTGAACAACTCAAATGCTTTCTCGCATATGTCTTTGTCAAATCTTCCTTCTTTATCTACATAAGAATAAACTACTTTGTCTGGATCTCCTCCAAACCCTGCGTGATAAATATTAACTCTCGATGGCATACTATTATTATATCTGAGTTCCTATCTAGGAGAAGGGAACAACACTTCCCACTCCTTCGGATAAAGACCAGTCTTGATAAACTCGCGTTCATCAGCTGTGAGATATGGCAGAGCATTCTGAATGAGCTCTCCGTTTTTCCAAGCTAAATAATCAGCTGGCTCCATGGTAATTTCCATGGTGTTGACCTTACCTGAAAGAGGTGAGGTTCTTTCTATTTCGTATTTTGGCATATCTTAATTATATCTGAGTTCCTAATTGTATTCCTTACGATCTCCATGAGCTTCTGCATCATCCCAACCAGCTTTATAAGCTTCAACTTCTTCGGGAGTCATGCTAGACTCATTAACTCTAGGAGAGTTTCCAGTATCTCCAATGAAATAGTGAGGATCAAAATCCCTACCATAATAATAATCAGCGCTTCCGCGATCGAACGGTCCTCCATGTCTTGTATGTATCTTCTTCGGCATATCTTTATTATAGTATAGTTCCTACCAGTCAATTAATACTCTTCCCTTTTCTGTATCTTCTACAGTCTTATTCTTAAACTCATATTTTAATGAGCTGCTCATGTAATCTATAGCGTCATCTAACTTACTATAGAAGTTCCTTAAGCATGGATATCCATATCCATGATGCTCAACTATCCAACCAGATGGTCTCTCTGGATCTTTACTATTATATTTCTCTAATCTTAACATACTATTATTATATCTAAGTTCCTTAAAATGTTCCGCGACAGGCTTTCTTACGCGCAGCCTTCTTCTTATCATTAAATCTCACTGATGGAAGAGGCATTGCATGGCGAACCATATTGCGTGCTTCTAGTGAGTTTTTAGGAAGTTTCGGCTTTCTCCGTTTCATACTCTAATTATATCAGAGTTCCTTACTTGTGAACTAACGTAAACGCTATGCGATCTTCTCCGGGAACAGCTTGAATATCAGCATCGATGACCTTTACTTGAACTTCAGGACCGTCAGCAGTTCCACAAGTTCCTATTTTTCCAATGATTACTTCAGTAAACTCATTAACGTTTCCAGTCTTCTCGAAAAATTCGATTTGTGCTTTAAGCTCTTTCAATCTCATACTCTAATTATAACAGGGTTCCTTACAAAAATATGAGCAGTTTAGTTGGTTAGGTACATGCTCAGGTCCTTATTATTTGTATTTGTGTTGAAATTATGTTAGAGACTTAGCCTTTATCATCAGTCCGACCTGCACTCCGGTCTAAGTCTCCGTTCTCCAGCTAGGTCGACCACCAGCTTTTGAACTAAGAAAGAGTCTGTCTCAAACCTACCGAGAATCAGCGGCCCTTTGGTCACTGACGGGATTCGAACCCGCATCTTTCTCTTTCCTGCTATTATTATACATTAGTTCCTTTTAAATCTTTCTTAAGCTGATCCATTATCTGTATTAGAGGTTTGATATATATCTTATCATCACCCATATATTTTACTCCATTCTCTTTGAATGCTAATTCTAAATCTAACATGAAGTAATAGGCGTCTTTGATATGACCTCCTAGAGCTAATTGATCTGCTCTTCTGATTTTCTCTTCCTTTTTAGCCATTAATCAGGCTGTTTACTAAGTCGTACAGATGTCCAGATACCAAAGAATATCATTAGTAATCCGAATAATCCGAGTAAGATTTGATTTACTGAATTAGGGTCCATAAATGCTCCCATTATCATAGGTGAACATATACATATAACGTTTATTGTTGCTAGTGTTTTATTAGTCATAAATTACCATTTAATGCGGCAGTTATACTGTGGGGTGCCTTCTCTATTTACTTGTCTTAATCTTTCTCTTCTTTTACGCTCATACTCTGCTTCTTTATGATACAGATCAGCATATGAACCTTCTGTTACTCTCTTGATCGTATTAGATCTAATTTGTTGTTTTGCGTATTTTGCCATATTGTTAAAAGTTAAGAGGAGATGTCCCCCGCGCCACAGGGATTAAGCGTAAAGTGTCTTACCACTTTTATCTCTCGTGCGGACCCCTGCCCGGTCGGAGAGCTATGAAGGCGCTGGCCACCCATGGGTAATCTCGCCATCTCCTTGCTAGAATTCTCTGAGGGCTCTAGACTGGACCCACCTTCCTTGATTATTTTATGACTTATGGAAGGCTTAACCGTGTTTATACTCACTTGTCAAATATTATTATAACCGAGTTCCTTATTGATCATATCTCTTTCCATCAAAGACACAAACAAAATAAAGAGGATATTCTTCAGTATTCTGAACTTTATGAAATACCCCATCGGGAATTAATACCATTTCACCTCCAGCAACAGGAAACGCTTCATCTCCTAAGATCATATTCCCGTAACCATATACAAAATGATATACTTCTTCTTGTCCATCATGACTATGACCTCTTGTTTCTTTCCCGGGAAGTAGAAGCGTGCTACTAACTACTAAGTTTTTAAGATGCTTATTATCTCTTAAAAGATAAGTTTCATTATCCTTAACTACCTCACCACCAATATTATTTGTAGGTACTTTCACTTAACATGCCAATCTACCAATTAAGCTTTAATCCATGGCCCGGGTTTTTCAAGAAGCAATAAATGCCACGTGCCATCCGGCCATTGATCGGGAAGAGTAGTATCTTTCTTTATTCTCCAAACGATATACTTGTTATTATTGATAGCTTTCTTAAGTTCTGATCTAGTAATCGTCTTATCGTCTGATGTGAACTTAACTAATTGCTTTCTATCTTCTCCCTTTTCGATAGTAATATTAGTTGCTTTGAATGTCTTTGTTAATGCCGACCTGACATCTGCTTTACATCCTCCTCATGTCACTCCGGACATTGTAGCAATATACTTTGTTTCTGCTAAAGCCTGCGGAACGCAGCCTATAAGCCCTGCCATAAACATAAGGGCTAGTAATGTCTTTTTCATATACAGTATTATATTGTTGTTCCTATTGAAATCAACTATTCAATACGCCAGATTTTTTTCTTAGCTTTAAATGGTTTTTCAGCAAAAACAACACCTGCTACTAATTTACTTAGTGCGGTATCAGATAAATCATCTAAAACATCTCTAAATGTATCTAATTTTTCTTCACTTGAAAGAGTGGACTTAGTAACAAGATTCATTATCTTATCAATTTTTTCTTCTTTCTCCATACTAATATTTATTAGTTTTCTCTTAAGAAATCTTTAATATTAGTAAGTAAGTTAATGTATTATTTGTTTTCGTCAAGGTATACATCTACCGTATCGATAACGCTTTGATGTTTAGCTACATCTTCTAGTTTCTTCTCAATTTCTGTTCCAAAGTCTGGATGTTCTCCAATTGCGACGAGATTAGTAAGATAAGTTTCAAGATCAGCTTTTGCAATATCTCTCAAACCAATATGCTTTTGTTTAATTGCCGTTAAATGTGAAGTATTCATATGTTTATTATAATAAAGTTTTTAAAATAGCAATAGTAAAATACAAGCTATAGCTGCACACCCGGCTGTTATTCCAATTATTAAAGCAGTGGTAGCTAGTTTTTTATTAGGGTATCTATCAGGAAACTGTCTTCTAGTCGACTCTTGTAACTTTTTCTTTCTGAGATACTTATAATAACCGCTCTTATTTCCCATTATAAAACTCCTTAAACGATTGCATACGTTTTATTTTATCATCAAGATCTTTCATTCTTTTTCTGATATTTTTTGGCTTACCCCCACGGTCTACTTTTATATCACCCATTAGCTTATCTTCTCTTCTAGCTCTCTCTAAGGCATCATCATCTACAGGATCGCGATCATCATACCTTTCATTATTTTCTTCTCCTTCATTTAACTCTAACTCTCCTTCAGAGTGCTTCAATGAATCATATTCATCATCAGTTAAATCAGCAAATGACTTACGACTAAGCTTAGCAACGTTTCTACGGTGATATGCAAGAGCTTTCTTTAATGCTTCTGGATCATCTTTAAGATACATACTGTCTCTTGGATGCTCTTCATCTTCCTCACCCGGCTTTACGATTCTAAAACCTTGATCTAGAAATTTCTTAATTAACTCCTTATCTGTTTTACGTACATTTACTGTGTGAGCATTCCATCTACCGCCTCTCTGTAGACGTACATGAGTATCGTAATGTCCTGCCGGGAGCTCTTCTGCATTTTCATATTTTTCTTCCCAGTCTTTTGCAACTTCAGGATGATTTGCATGAAGAAAGCGTCTTTGTTTCTCTGATTTAAAAGGCATATTATTATTTAGGCCCATGTGACTTTAAGTCTATAAAAGCCATTACTATAAAAAAGCCAACTAAAATATAGCTTATTGTTAATAATATGGTATCCATTTATGTAATGATTTCAGTTATTGCCTCTGCTCCTTCAACACCGACTAGCTTTTCATCTAACCCATTATGGAAGTAACTAAGCTCGTTAGGATCTAATCCTAATTGAGTTAAGATAGTAGCATGTAAGTTCTTAACTTGATATCTATTCTCTACAGCTGCACTTCCTAGCTCATCTGTCTGTCCAACACTAGTACCTCCCTTTATACCACCACCGGCCATCCACATAGTAAAGCCCATAGAGTTATGATCTCTCCCTGTACCTTTAGCATACTCAGCTGTAGGTTGTCTTCCAAACTCTCCTCCCCATACAACTATAGTTTCATCTAATAAACCTCTCTGCTTTAGATCTTTGAGCAAACCTGCAATTGGCTTATCTGTTCTACCAGCATGGTAGTCGTGGTTCTTCTTTAAGTCTCCATGAGCATCCCAATTAGCATCGTTGTGCGCTCCTCCTGAATAAACCTGAATAAATCTAACTCCTCTTTCAACCAAACGTCTAGAAAGGATAAGCTTACGCGCAAATTCTTCTGTCCTATTATCGTTTAAACCATATAGCTCTTTGATATGTTCGGGCTCTTTATCAACATCAATAGCTTCTGGAGCTTGTATTTGCATCTTATATGCTAACTCATAGCTGCTAATTCTTGAAGAAAGATCTGATTGATCTTCTCTACCTTTCAAATGAATACCGTTGAGCTTATTGAGAGAATCTATGATAGACCTTTGCTCTGAATAACCTATACCGTTTTTATTCTTTAAGTTTAGAATGGGGTCTCCTTTAGATCTAAACACTGTCCCAGCATAGCTAGCAGGCATATAACCTGATGTCCAGTTCTTTGCTCCAGAGATAGGTCCTCCAGATTGATCTAACATCACAACAAACCCCGGTAAGCTTTCATTGAATGAACCTAAACCATAATTAATCCAAGTACCTAAAGAGGGCTTACCACTTATCAGCGAACCACTATTCATCATCAGCATTGCTGAACCATGAATAGGAGACTCTGCTTCCATAGAATGTATGAAAGAAATATCATCAGCCATAGAACCTACATGAGGAAATAGATCTGATATCATCTTACCGCTTTGACCATATGGTTTAAAGTCCCATTTTGGACCTACAACTCTTCCTTGATTCTTTTTTCCTCCTCTTCCAAATGTCTTTACATCAATAGTCTTATCGTTTAACTCATATAGTTTAGGTTTAAAGTCAAATGTATCAACATGACTAGGTCCTCCATACATGAAAAGAAAGATAACAGACTTAGCCTTACCTGGCTTCATCTGTGGTTTAGGAGAGAGAGGATTAGCTAAACTATCATTAGCTAACATTCCTGTAAGAGCTAAAGACGGGAATGCTCCTCCAACTGTGTGTAGGAAGTCTCTTCTAGTTTGACCACAAAACGTATTTGATGGTCTCATCGTTTACCTCCATGATACTCTACAGCGTGTCCTTCTTCTAGAAGCATCTTATTAGCATTCTTCTCTCCATCAGAACTTACTAACTCTCCAAGTAATCTACCAAACTTACCTTTCTTATCAATAGATGTTCTAATGATAAACTTATCATTCCATGAAGCTAAAATGTCAATAAGTCTAGCTTTAGCTGCTAATCCTTTTGCTTTCTCTTCTAGATCTCTTGTTCTGCATTCAGGGGTATTGATACCTTTTAATCTAACTCTTTCTTTGATGTGCATTTTAAAACCACAATCAATAGTTACATCAACTGTATCACCGTCTACTACTCTTCTTAGCTCTGCAAAATATTCGTACATGAATATATTTATTTAGTAGAGCATGTAGGTCCATCGCGTCCCATAGCAGGAATATTGACAATATAACTTTCTAACAGCTCTTTGTTAAGAGCTCTATTTTTAGCTTTGTTAGTATAGCAAGAAGTTAATGATAGTGCGATTACACAAACAATATATTTATACATAAATTAACGATGACGGTGACGTCTTACAGGACGATAACAACTACTATACCTAATATAATCTGGACGAATATCATACATGTAGGTACGAATTCTAGGTACATAGTGAACTCTATTAGTTTGTATATATTGGACTCTACTGTATGTAGGATAGCTAACAGCATTTACACCATAACTAACACTATCAATCGTACATGAAGACAAAAAACATGCAGCAAATAGTGCCAATACTAATAACTTTAACTTGTTCATTTTTATTATTTATAATTAAAACGTTTCAATTTTATCAACCCGTCGCGCGCAGGTTAGTTTACGAATAGCTTTAGCTTCAATCTGTCGAATTCTCTCACGTGTTACTTGATATTTATCACCTACTTCCTCTAGAGTACGTTTAATGCCATCAGTCATACCGAATCTCATTTCTAATACACCTACTTCACGAGTAGTTAATGTCATTAGACCATCCATAATACGCTCTCTAAGTCCACTCAGAGGCTGTAAATCTATCGTACTACTTTCCTTTTCATCTTCTATAAAATCAGCTATAGTAGCATCCCCGTTATGACCTACAGGAGATTCTAGAGAAATAGGATGCATAGCTATTCGTAAAATAGCTTTAACCCTACTCTCAGGCATGTTCATCTCTTCTGCAATTTCCTCAGCAGTAGGTTCACATCCACCTGCTTGAAGCAATTGCCTCTGTATCTTAAAGATTTTATTGATAGTATCAATCATATGCATTGGTACGCGTACTGTTCTTCCAGTTTCACCAACACACTTAGTAATAGCTTGACGAATCCACCAGGTGGCATAAGTAGAAAACTTATAACCTCTCTTATATTCAAACTTTTCAACAGCTTTTATAAGCCCTAGATTACCTTCCTGAACTAGATCAAGTAAAGCGACACCTCTATTAGTATATTTTTTAGCATTAGCTACCACAAGTCTTAAGTTTGCTTTTACCATTTCGGTTTTAGCAATATTAAGATTTTTCAAAGTCAATTTCATTTCTTTTGACGTAATATCTTCACACCATTCTTCAATAATAGACTGCTTAACATACATACGTTTATATAACGTTTTACATTTAACATCTTTATATGATATATTCTGCAGAGCTTTAACCAGCTTAGGAAGACCTTTCATAAATCTTTCCTTAGTACTATCACAATCAATAAAGTCTTCAAACCTTACGTTTCCGGATAAAAGATCTTTACTCAGTTTAGAAAAACGCATATATGCTCTTTTACTATTGCATAATAGTGTTAATCCTTTTTTCTGAGCTTTCTCAATACGTTTAAAAATATCAACCTCTTGCTCTTTAGTTAGAAGTTCCGTCTGACCCATTTCTTTCATATATGCGCGAATCGGATCATCTGCGCGTTCTTTAGTTACTGGCATTATCTTAATTATATTAGAGTTCCTTTTAGTATTATTAACTACCTCTTAATATAATGTCTTTTGATACTATGTTCAACTAAAGATTACAGTTTTTTTCAGAGTTCCTTTTAAAGTTCCTTTTACCAATTAACCCACTCAGATATAACTCTCGTCACTCCCCATGGTAAAAAATCTACTATAGTATAATCAAAATTTAAATTTACACCATCGCCTTCTCTCTCTGATAAAAAGGTCCATCCTGTGAATGTATCATAATATTCTGTTGTATAATTTATACCTTGTTTACCTGGCCATAATACAGCAAAATATAGTCTACTAGGTATCTGTCCTATACCATAACTAAGACTATAATCTACTTGAGCTTTTGGAGGGTCATTTGGGTCGGTTACCTTTCTTGCTCTTTGAAATCCTGATGGAGGCCATAAAGTAATCAACCGCCTACTTGATAACATACCATTACTAACAGCCCATTTAGGAGCTTGTAATAAAATACCAGAAGAGTTAACTGTATGATAACTAAAATCTTGATTTCCCGATCCAATCTTCCTCCATCCTTCAGTCAATGGAGGAAAATTCTGCCTCAGTGCATAATAATAACCTGACCAGACGCCATCTTCTTGAACCCATAATATATCTGCTTCCCGTTCATTACCTTTTATTAAACCTTGAGATGATGATAAGTTTAAACCAGTAAAACTCATTGGTATAGGGGTACCTCTATTTAATATTGTCCATTCTGTCCTTGTAATAATATTAGTATTGTTTGTATTTACAAAACCTGCCATAACTAATCCCCACTCTTCATTTCTTTTTGATTCGTAAAAAAATCCACCAGTTATTAAAGTACCTCCCATATCGGTATCACCATAACCAACAGCGCGCCAACCCTCTGTAACTGGAGGAAAAACTTCTCCTCCTAGAGCATAATAAATTTGTAACCACGTACCATCATTTTGAATCACCCAAATAATATCAGCTTCGGAAGGGTTATTGCTTTTTTTAACATAAGCGTTAGTAGCATTTTCTCCAAATATTTTATATATGGTCTTAGCAGTACTACCATTAGGAGTTACTGAAGTATTTAAGCCTATTAAATTTAGAGAGTTAGGTTTTATTCTCTCTACTTGAAAACCGGTTAAGTTAGAGATCGTTTGAGCTCCTGAAGGGGATACTATTGCTAACAATAATATTAAGAGCCCTATTATAATGTAAGGCTTCATGTAAATATTTAGTCAACTATATACTTTAATCTACGATAAAGTAATCAGATCTAAAATCATATGTAGAACCTATAACTACAGTCCATGTTTTATTGACGATACCTACTCCTATTCTATTAAGTCTTTTTTCAAACAGCTTAGGTCTATTATCTTCACTCTTCCACCAAGCATCATATACAGCCTTGGGATCTATAGAACCTGTGTAAATTACTTCCGCCCAAGTTCCTCCATTCCAATCTACATCTCTTGCACGTTGTTCATATCCCTTACCATCTGATCCTGTATGACTAAAGAACTCTCTCTCTACCATATCTTGAGAATGTTCAGTAGATATTTTACATAATAGTTTATCTAGCTCTAAACACTCTAAGCCCATCATCATTCGATTTTTGTTCAAAATAGAAACCATCTCGCGTTGTTGTTCTGAAGCCCAGACTTGCTTAGCATTAAATGACTCAGAGTTAGCGTAGTTTTTAAATTGTCTATCAAAACTATCAATTCTATCTAAAGTTTGTTTTAACTGAACGCCTCCTGGAACTGCTGTAACCATCCTATAGATAGGTGTCTTTTCGAACTCTTTCTCCCCATCGCACCATGAGATTTCTTCTCTACATTCATTAATAGCTTCGCAAGTATCATAAAGAGCAGAAATATCATAGCTATCTTTTATCTTCTCCCAACTAGAAGCTGCTTGCTCAAATAAAGCTATGCATTGAGTTACTTCTCTTTGCATACCCTCAAATGAGCCTGACTGTTGAACCTTTCTCCAATCCGTCTGCACCATCTCTTTTGCGTTGAGCGCTGCTATAAACCATGCGCCATACAATCGGTTAAACTGTTTAAATTTAGTAGGACTATCAACTGTCTTAAGAGCAGATGGTTTAGAGATATCTTCTACATGATCCTTCAACTCTCCTAAATGATAGTCAGATGCTCTTCCTATTAGAACTCTATACAGCCTCCTATCGTCTGGTTTGAGTTCTCCTTTTTTAAACTTATCTCTTACTGCCTTATAGCCAACTAAACGGCTATTTTTATTAGAAGACTTAAACAAGCTTAGTAATTTATCCTGCACTCTAGGACTCTCCAACGGGCTAGGAGCTGGTGCCTTTACCTGTATATGCATTTTAGGTTTGATTAACATTTTAGAATGAGGCGGAGGATCGTATCTCTGCGCTTCAACTAATGGTGCAAGTACAATTGTAGTTAGTAATATATATTTTTTCATAATAAATTGGTAGGAGCGGTGGGATTCGAACCCACACTGTACGGATTTTAAGTCCGTTGTCTCTGCCGTTGGACTACGCTCCCTAATCCGGATGAGGTATTTGAGCTGTTCCGCCGTCTATTTCATCAGGGAAAGGTACGTAGTATCTTGGATCTTCGTGTTTACCACAAAGCTGTAATCTTTTCTTTCTAGCGTTCATTTCATTATCAAACACTTCATCAATTATATTTGATGGCTTTAGACCTTCAAGCACCTTTATTGCTTCTTCAACTTTAGGTAGTCTGTTAGGTTGAACTTTAATTCCTTCTTGTAGGTTATCATTCATAACTAAGAATGCTTTAGCTAAACCTACTACTGTATCTATTGCTTCGTCTGTATCCATTTTAAATTTTTGGTGCGCCCGCTGGGATTTGAACCCAGGACCTATCGATTATGAGT